TGCTCGCTGCTTGCCCAGCGCTTCCTCGACGAACCAGCGCGGCTGATTGCGTAAAAATTCATTCGGCGTTGTATCTGCATCAATGGTTTTCGGCTTCGCGCCATTCGATGACCGCCTGCCAGTAAAATGGTCTAATCCCTTCACCTTGTAAATAAACTGGCTGCGCTCGTTGTAGTGGAGCGGCAAAACCGGTTTCGTCGGGTCGCCAGGCTTGTACAATTTTCGAAGCTGGCCGTAATGCAGGCACGTTAAAGTGGTACGGCTATCGAATACGCATAAAAAATACTCGCCCTCGATCACATCACTATTCGCCTCGGTTACTGCATCGTGGGCCCGATTGGAATAATGGCTTATGCCGGTGCGAACCAGCGTTTCGGCCCAGCGCTTGCCGTTTCGCATTATCAGGCCATCGGCGTAATTCATTCGCTTTGTTCCAGCCAGACGCTTTACTATTTGCTGGCGAGTCTGGCTTTCGCTGAATCCAGCTCTGATCGTGTTATCGATGAGATTTGCTTGAGCGTCTATATTTCCGCGCACAAATTCGGACCAGGTACCGACCTGCGGCCTTGTACCAGATTCTAAAATCATTTCGGCTGCAGTTGCTCCGGAGACAGCTGCCTCTGTAGGTATCTGCATACCCTGATCGGCAAAATCCTGAATCATTTCGGCGAGATAATTCGCCTCGTTTATTGCGAGCTCGTCCAGCTGCTCAGTAACAGCGGCGAACATTGCGCGCAATTCTGTGGAGGTGATTTCGCTAAGCTCGCGCCGGATTCGATTAAATTCTCGCCTCGGCATATCTGGTTCGTAATCCGCAAGGGCTTTACGGATCTTATCAGCCAGCTCGATCTGGGCCGGCTCCACTGATTTATTCACGATTCCGCTCGCCAGCCGATCAATGTACGTGGCATGGCGCAGCATTGTGTCTGCCATTGAATCAGCCATTTTTTATAACCAGATAATTTTGGATATCCATTTGAGGCCCATAGCTTTTTAACGTGGCGCTACAATCGAGAAGCGTGTCTTTTTCTCCATCCCTGCCACTTTGTAAAATCTTAACTTCGCTTACGCCCATATTTTTTGCGGCCTCGATCAGAGCCTCTAGCGTTTCTATTTTCATTGGCGAAGCTCCACTAATAAATCCCCATTTTAGGCCCAGAAGAAACGGGCCGGCGAATCGGGAATTTCTGATTGATAAAATAGCCCATGCCATCATTCCAGTCATCGATTGCAGGATGCTCGTTAAATTTCTCAGGGTCGCCTTTCTTGTCGTAGCCCTGAGATTCTAACGAATCCGTGAGATTAGGACACTTTTCTGTATTCACTCGCATTCTATTATGGGCCAAAAGCCCATTAACTGCATTGATTCTATCGCGTACCGCTGGATTCGCTTCGGGGCAATCGATTCGATAGCCGGCCTGCTGGATGATATCTATATCGGATTGCGTAGCATTTGTGCTTCCAGATTTACCGCTTGCATCGGGGAATACTGTAATTTTTCTGTCTGGCATTTCGTACTTCACCAGGTTATTGCAGAAATCCCGAGTATCGTGGCTCACAAATTCGTCTACCGCGTGAGGCATATTGTTTTCGATTACCCAAACGCTGGCGCACGTTCCGCCGATATTAAAATCGAGCCCGACATATATGTATTTGTCTTCGGCTGAAAGCGCTCGATCAGTGTGATGCAGCTTTCTATCGAAAAAGTGATAAACCTTATTTTGGCTGAGTGATACAAACTCGCCATTCAGATACATATCCGCAAGAATCGGGTCGTAATTCGCGCGAATCTGATCGATATACCCTGCCGGCAAATATGGATTCGAGGCGGTGGCGGCCTTGATCAGCTCATAGCCTGGCTGTTTTTTCTTAACCCATTTTTCGTAAGTAAAGCCGCTGTAGCCTTGGTCTGGGGTAGTCACATTTCCGAGAGTGTTCGGACGGCCGCAATTTTGACGATTACGCTCTGATACTTTCCGCCAGACATAAGCGGCCTTTTCTTTCGCTAATGTATCCAGCTCGTCTACGATTGAGTGAGCCACGGCATAAGCCACAATTCGCTCGGGTCTTTCGTAGCTCCTGAAAATCATATCGCCATAGCGAGGAATCTCAATTTTATATTGGCTGTGATTTACTCGGTAAGGCAAGCCGAGGCCGGTCAGCATTTCCTCGGCACCAGGCATGGCGCGCAATCTGATCAGGTCATAAGTGGGCATGTAATACGCCGTATTAATTCCTGGCTGGCCAACCATGGCGATCATTAATCGAGCGATGCCGGCCTGAGATTTTCCAGCTCCAAGCCCAGCCACCATGGCCGGATTTGTGGCCTCGGAAAAAACGAACTGCTCTTGAGGCTCAGTTAGTGCCAGTTGCACGAACTACCTCGATAACCACGCCTTGCTTCGGTTCCTCGGAAGCTACTTCTCCTGATTCGCGCCAGCCCATTCTGGTTTTCGTCCAGAACATCGCTGCGCGCACACAATCGGAATACTTCGCGCCTTTTTTTAAAGCAGCGCCAGAGGCAGCGCCGTAGAGAAAATTGGCCACATTCGCATTCGCTTTAAGCTGGGCCTCGGCTATTTCTGATTTGTAGTGCTTACTCAATGTCTTGCGATCTATGCCGATATAATCGGCAATTTCTTCGAGCGGTACGCCATAGGATTTAAGCGCAGAAACTTCGGCCCTTGTTTTTTCGGTGGGCTCATGCGGTGGCTTTGTGCGCTTTTTCTCGATTTCGGCCATTACAGCGCCTCTCGAGTTTTCTCATTTTGGAGCGCGCAGGTCGGAATCGAACCGCCCAGCTCTGAGGGGTTCTCAGAGTCCTGCCTTTTTACGCGCGTAATCTTTTCGCCTTTGTACATACCGATGCCCATTTTGCTTATTTCACTATACGGCAAAATAGGAACAGTAAGCCTTTCCTTTGCGGCTTTGTTGATGAAATAAATATAACGGATTTGGTAGCCTGGCAACTTTTCGCAATCCGATTTTTTGAATCCTTTGTAAGTTCGATCAATGCGGTTATTGAATGTTTTATCAGCTACCACTTCGCCGCTGGGAGTTCTGAGCATCGTGCTGTTTTTCTTGATTCCGGTCAGCTCGAATCCGGCAGCTCTGTAAATTGCACCATCGCCGGACTGGCAGCAATCCGAAAAAGAAAGTACCCATTCTATATTCGGGTAATGCTTTTTAATCAATTTAAATGCGATGGCCATCGCTCGACTTTCGCTGTTTTTCGGTAATCGGCTACTAAATGCCATGCGATTCAGCTCGATCATATCGTACCAGGACGTCTTCGCTACAAGCGGCAGCACCTTTCGGCGGTCTATGGGAGAGCCGAATGACATTGCGCCCTCAAGCTTTCCATTTAAGAACGCACCGAAATGCAGCGTACTATTCGGCACCACCTTCCCGCTGTAATGGATTCGGCGCACCACTGCATTCGCCGCCTTGGCTGTAATCGGCTTGATTACAATATCTTTCGCGCTAACCATTTTGCGCCTCAAGCCACTGCGAGCAGATAAATGCTATCGCGTTGCCATTCGCATTATCATTGATTCCGGTATCTGCCACGGGATTAGATCGTGCCAGCATGAGAGCATCGTCAATAATTGCCGCCTGATCATCATGCAAAATAAAGGTTTTTTGCTGGAATGGATCTCGATCACCTTCGCTTAATTCCGGCATATCAGTGCCGCTGTCGCTATCAAATGAAAGCGCCTCGATTTCCTGAGTATCGAAGCCGGTAATTTCCAGATCGAATCCAGACTCCTCGAGCGCATCAAATTCAACGCGTAAAAGTTCCTCGTCCCAGCCGGCGTCAAGTGCAAGCCTGTTATCGGCAATCACATAAGCGCGCTTTTGGCTTTCGGTTAAATGCTTGGCTTCGATAACTGGCACTACATCGAGGCCCAGCTTCTCCGCTGCCAATAATCGGCCATGGCCGGCCACTACTCCATTCGAGCCGTCTACTACTATCGGATTAAGAAAGCCAAATTCTTTAATGCTTGCGGCAATCTTCGCTACTTGAGCGGCGCTATGGGTGCGGCTGTTTCTTGCGTAGGGAATAAGGCTCGATAAATCAGCCTTTTTATAATGGGGAAAATCTTTTGACATATATCAACACCGTCGACAATAAAGCGGGCCACCGACCCGCTTGAGTATTGATAATATACTTTTTTTGATTATTTAGAAACTGCCCTCACCCAACAGCCGGCCAATATTGTTTTGAATAGTTCCGGCCTGTTTTGGTGCCAATTATGCAAAGTTTGCACACTCACACCGGTAAGATCAGATACTTGTTTCAGGCTTTTGAGCCCGATTTGCTTTGCTTGCTCTGAGGCTGTCATTGATCAGGCTCCCATGTGCTCATTCCAGATTTTTAAAGCTTCGTCTTCCGGAAGTGTGTTTAAGATTACCGAGGTATTGCATTCCTTTTTCACGTGATCAAAAAGCCGCTGATCGGGCTTGCCTTTTTTGTATCCCATAATCATTAGTTTTCCATCTTTCAGATATACAGCGTTTTTATTTATCTGCCTTTTGAATTCCTTTCTTGAAATGTAATCGCTTACGGAATCATGGCAGAAAATTTCGAGGGCTGTATATTTCGAGTCATCGATCACGTCGATAGATTCGAGCATTTTGTCCCAGCCGGCCTGATCAATAATGTGATGGTCATCGCATCCGCCATGCCCAGCATTTCCTACCTTGCCGATTTTTTTGCCATCGAAGTAGAGCGCCGCATCGTAGCAATATGTCTCCTCGCTACGTGAAGCGAATTCTTTTATGGCTTTAAGTTCGATTCGCCCAGCTGCTTTTATTTTGGCTTGCTGGTCTTTCAGGTCTTTTTCGAATTGGTCGAATGAAATCATTTTAAGCGCCTCAATTAGATAGTGTATTTTTTGATGATTTGGCGAACCATGTCCGCCGATGCTGTTACAAGGATTTCTAGTTCCTCGTCTTCGTCGCTAAATACTGATAGCGAGAATTCTTGCCCTTCGATGCCGCTGTTAAAAGCTTCACCTAAATAAATGATATAGGTGCCATTGGTAAAGCTTGGTAATACATCGTGCTGCCATGAATTGTCAATGAAGCCGCTTTTTTCTAATTCGGTATGCAAGCCGGCTTCGATGATAATTTTTGATTCTTCGGGGTGTGTTTCAGTGAATGACATTTTTTTGCTCCAATTTTTAAAATTTGATTATTTTACGTACCAGCTTACAAGCTGAAGAAATGTATCGTGCTGCGGCTCGGCTCGGGTAGCAATCCACTCGAGCAATACTTCGCGCTGCTTTTCTACTGAGTGCAAGGCGTTGGTTACTGCGAAATTGCTGATATCGATTTCACGGATTACCTGCTTGCCAGTAAATTCGTCTTTCATTTCTACTGTGATTGTATTCATTTCTTTGCCCTGTTTGATTGCTGTTGATAGTGACAATATCAAATATTTTTATAATTTCAAGCTTTTTATAAAATATTTTTACATTTTTTTGATTTTTTTTATCAGTGCCTCAGTCCTGGTAGTGGTGGCACTGTATTAAGTGATTGAAATTCAAGGAAAATATGGCGATTCAGTGCCTCAAGTGCCTCCAAGTGCCTCAATCTCTATAGAGTATCTCTGCTTACATAGTAAAAAGTACGTATTTATTACTGCAAAAAGTACATACTTTTTACACTGTTATTCAATTATAAGTTTACCCCTAAAACAGAGGCACTAAGGCACTGTTATAGAGTAATAGTCAATACTGGCAAGGGATTGAGCACAGTGCCACCCCATAAAAAAGGCGGCACTGTAGAGGCACTGCAAGGCACTGTTTTTATGATATTTTGGGAAATTCGAATAAAAAAACGCGTACTTTTCGCATTTAGGAAAGTTTGCCACTCGGGCAAAAAAAAGCCGCTTGGAAGCGGCTTAAAGGCAGTTGGGGCAAAAAATGATCTGCGATTACATTCTGACGGCTTCCGGACATAAAAGCAACCGCTTCCCGTTCGAGCGCTTGGATTGATCGCCGTTTTTGCTTCTGATCAAAGTGGCCGCTGTAGCCGCATCAGTTTTATTCGGCTTATCGATTCCGCACTCTACCAGGACCTCTGAGGCTTGAGCCCAGCGCCACGTAGCCGGCGCAGAATCCCAGTCTAATTTACCTAGTATCCGCTCCTCCACGGGGTCAAGGGCCATGAAATCATCATTACTGGCATTGAGCATTTCCATCTCGTCCGGCGTGAGGTAAAAGCCTTCGCCGCCCTTATAGAGATCCAGTACCTCGGCCCATAATTGTTGCATATCAATATCGTGGCTGTGATCTAATTTCTCGCACTCAATTGTCCAGAAGCGGCGATTCCCCGTAGGGTCATGCAGGTATTCGCGCGGATTCACGGAGCCGAAAAATACTGTGCGCCTTGCATAATGAGATTCGCGCTTAGCATAAGCCAGCCGAAGCACGTCGCTGTCCTTGGTAATGAATGCTTTTAATTGAGCGATATCTGATCGCCTGAAAGTGCTATCGAGCTCACCGAGCTCAACAAGCCAGTAGCTACAGATTTGCTTTACTGAGTCCTTATCGTCAGGCCGCAAGAGCATGCCGTCTTTTATCAGATCGAGCTCTTTCGGTACGAGAGATTTAAACCATTTAGTTTTACCCAGATATTGCGCGCCCTGAAACACAAGCACACCGGCAGCGGCAATTCCGTTCTGCGAGTAAGCAGCGGCGACGGCCGATATCAGCCATCGCTTGATAATGGTTTCCTTAAGCTGCCTAATTTCTGGGCGATAAGATTCGCCTCGGGCGGTGACGGTATCGTAAAGCTTTTGCAATCTGGGCTCGCCGTCCCACGGCTTCGATTCAATCCATTTATGCACGGGATTAAATAAATTTTGATCAGCGATATAGGTAATAAAATCGCCAATCTTATCGGTAGGAAATTTGAAAAGGCTGCATTCTGATACCAGCCATGCGAGCGAGGCATTCGCTTGATTGTCCTTACTGAATCGCTCAGTCGGAATAATGATTTCCTCGTCCTTTTTTATAACATTGTATCGAATAGTCACTCCCAGCCGCCGGCAGATTTCATAAAGGTTATCGATGTGTTTCATCGGCGCACCTTTATCGCTCACCCATGGAAGCGGAGACATATAGTCTCGATATCCAGAATCGATTTCGCTTGTTTCACGTGAAACAGTTTCTGGAATTTGGGCCGGTGCATTTTGCTGGATTGGCGGAGATTCCAGACCGAGCAATTTCGCAGCTGTTTTAACAGCCGCACGTACATCGCCGGAATGCTCGTAATAACAGAAAAGATCGAAGGCATTTACCGGAGTTCCGTTTTCCTCCGAGCAGAGCGGGTCGCTTGCATGATGAATCCAGCACCGGTTTCCATCTTTGAACAAAACGACACCTGGCAATTGCGTGCTTGAGTGAGGCGAGAGGTATCTGCTTCCTCGGCGCTCGTATCCGTACTGCTCGAGCATGGCCCGAAGATCATGCGCGTCATTGAATGCTTGAATTGCGCTTCCTTGCTGGGGGGCCGGCTGTGTTTGTACTCGCTTCGGAATATCGGCAACGATATCGGAATCTTCGGCAAGCCACGGACACATGGCCTTAACTTGCGGCTTAAATCTTTCCCATTCTGACCATATAGTAAGCAGCCACTTCGGCGGCTCCGGCCAGTCCTCTTTTGGCTGTGAAATCCATTTATAAGGCTTGCCGGTATCTGGGTGTATTGATGGAGGTAGAACGTCCTGCCTTTGCTTGCCATCGGCAGCGCGCAATTCCATTACAGTATATTGAGCCCACCGGCGCGCGACTTTTCTTATTCGCTCCTCCCGCTCAATATCGCCGCTATCTTTTGCGGCCTTTGCGGCAGCCATGGCCGCTCGATGTTTGTCGCCAGTAGGGTCATTTCTCGATGGCCAATTCAATTTAACGTAAGGAAGATTTACACCCTCCGGCACTCGAAACATAATTCGATGGCCTTTATCTCGGCCTTGAATTGCGGGGTATTTTTCAAGCTGATCTGGCGTTATTCCGAATTCGTCTAGGATTACCTGAAAGGATGCGTCGCAATCAATATCGAGCGAGCAAAGCTGGGAAGGGCCGAGCGCCACCCCGATATTCCAATCAGGATTTTTTCTATAGAAATCGGCGGCATGCTCTGGATCTGTAAAAGTAGAATTTCCCCAATCTTTTGTTTTTGGATACTTCCGTCCTGGTTCAATCGGCACTAGATGGAATCCGAAACGCTCGATATATCTTTGAGCGTACCAATCTATTTTTTTATTTGTCATTTTTTGCCTCTGGTCAATGAGTATAAAGGTCGTAATAAAAGAGCCATGGCAAGCAGAGACCAACCTGCCTTTCGGGGGCTACCCCTAGCCACGGCGAAGCAATGTTATTGCATCCTCCGGAGATCGACAAACGCCGGCGATCCCTCCGGCTTTATTCACATTATTTATAAATTTAAGCTGCTCTTTTGTAGGACGGCCTTTTTCCGTCTTTATTTCCACGGCTAAAAATTTACCATTCGGAGCGATGCCGATAATATCGGAGCTTCCTACCTGTAGCCCGCATGGAATCATTCGAGCGCTTTTTAAAGTAACCTGATCGCCGGCTTTATGTATCAGTGTACCCTGCCAAAAATTCCCAACATTGTTTCTAAATACAATACAGCCGGCCTCAGAAAGCGTCACCATAATCGCGCGTTGTAGTGCTGTCTCTTTGTTCATTTTTCACCTGTATAAATATATTTTTTGCTTCCTGAAATTCTTCCCGCGTAGGCTTTCGTCCGGCTCGAGCGGCAATTGTGATAGCAGCCCATTCAGCCGGCTTCCGCATTTGGCGGCGAATACCTAAATTTACCAATTCTTGCAGCGTTCTGGATTGCCCCTGCTCGCGCTTCCTTTCTCGGCGAGCGGCCTCGATATCTACCTGTACCAGATCGCCGTCGACTTCCTCGAGCTCTCGGTGCTGTACTGGCACTGGATGGCCGCATTGAGGACACTTTTCTGGGCCTTTTTTAAATACGTGATAGCATTCTCGGCATTGCTGAACAGTGAAAGCTTGTTCATCTTCCCGCTTCTGTGTTTTCTTTCTGCCGCCGAGGCTCCATTCTCTGTCCTCGCATGGCAATCCGTGGCGCATAAAGCAACCAGCATGATCGAGGATTATTGCGGGCCTCGGCTTTTTGCGTAGCGCTCTAAAAACCATTTGAAGATAACGCGCCAGGCTCATAGTTGGCCGCAATAAAATACAGGCCTCTATGGGAACCTCTCGGCCTACCTGCGAGGAAAGATCGAAGCCCTCAATGACCAGCTCGCAATTGCACAGAACCAGATATCTACCATCAGCGAGCCCTTCGCATGCGTCTTTTAATTCTGCTTCTGTAGTATCAGCGTCAACGTGGACAGCAGAGATTCCCGCTGCATTAAAAGCTTGGCAAGTATGAATGCTGTGCTCTACATTGACGCAATAACAAACAGTGCGAAGACCTAAAGCGTATTTTTTCCAGTGAGCAATCGCATCGCCGACGATTCTCGGCTTGTCCATTACTTCGGCAAGCTCTTGAGTATTGTAATCGCCATGCTTTTTAACAGCTGATAGATTTGGAGTATTTGGCACGGTGTATGCTATGTAATCAGACAGCCGGCCCTGATCAATCAACCAGCGCACAGATTTCGCCTCGATCAGATCATCGAATAAAGCTCCGAGGCCTTTTCCGTCTAATCGATCCGGTGTGCCAGTAAGCCCGATCACAAGAACGCCGTTTTCTTTCGCCCATTCAATTACTGTCTCGAATCTGCTACCTCGAGCAAGGTGCGCCTCGTCGATAAACATAATCGAAGGCGGGGCTAGCGAGGAATATCGGCTGTAAAGTGTTCCGATAGTAGCAATCTGAATCGGTAAATTTGAGCGCATTTTTCCGGAAGTGATTAGACCGTGCTCGATATGAGCAGACCAGAAAGATTTACTCGTTTGCCTGAGTAGATTTTTCCGATGCACTACAAACCAAACAGAAGCAGCTGCATTTTTATGCCGCGCCTGTTCTGTTATATAAGCTGCAACTACGGTTTTACCGAATGCTGGGGCCGCCACTCCGAGAATTGATTTTTTCCCTCTTTGTATCGAGCCTCGTAAAAGCTGGACGAATTCGGCTTGATCGTCGTAGAGATTAACCCGCATCCTTTTCGGCTTCCTTGTCCATTCTATCCATTACAGTATTAAGGGTGGTATAGGTGCTTGTGTAGATATCGTGCCGCTTGCCATTGGCGAGAGCAAAGACTGTTTTGTACGCCATTCCGGCCCGCCTGGCTACCTCGGAAAGATTGCGCCCTTGCAGCCTTTCGGCTATTTCTTCGATCATTGTCATAAGCTTTTTTCTCTATAGAATTATTGATTTCTATACTGTAGCATATAGCCCGCAGTACATAAAAGTCCATAATAATTACGAGGTAAAAAATGATACAAGTAATTGAATACGAACCAGGTATGAAAATCGAACCGCCTTGCTTTATTGCAAATATGCCAATGGAGGATTATCACAATTACTCCGAAGGCATTAGCTCAAGCGGTCTTAAGGCCATTTTGATCAGCCCAGCTCACTTTCGATATATGGAGCCTTACGCTACTACTCGAGCGCAAGAGATGGGCACAGCTATCCATACAGCTTTACTCGAGCCAGAGCGCTTTAAATCTGAGTATCTGGCACTCCGAGAGGTAACAGATCGGCGGGCGAGCGCTTACAAGGAAGCGATAAAAGTCCACCCGAAAGAAAAGGTATTAACCGGCCTCGAGGCCGATAAAGTAATCGGCATGCAGGAAAGTGTGTTATCGAATGATGCAATAAAAAGCTTATTCACTGCCGAGGGTTGGCGCGAACTTTCGCTATTTGTACGCCATCCTGATACCGGCGCAATTGTCCGATGCAGATACGATCTGATTACCGCCACCGGAGTAGCGATCGATCTTAAAAAGACACGGGACGCCCGCCCTGACGCATTCAGCCGTGCAATATTGAACTACGAGTATGATTTGCAAGCGGCCTTATATGCAGACGCTTTCGAATGGGCCACAGGCGAGCGTATCGACTTATTTTTTGCAGCCGTCGAGGAGAGCATGCCGCACGGGGTAAAGCTTTACCGCCCTGACGATACTGTGCTCAGCGAGGGCCGCAGAAAATACAAGGAAGGCCTGCAAATATTTGCCGATAGCGAAAGCGCCGGCGATTGGCCAAATCTGGAATGCACCGAGCCGGAGCTTATAGGCCTACCGGCTTGGCGCGTGAACCAAATAGAAAACGAGCTTTTGGAGGCAATAGAATGAACCAAGCAACGAATGACGAGCACGACGTAAGCTTTGCGCTCGAGGCAAAATCGGACCAGCTTAATGCTGTGGATATTATCGGCGTTGAGCCTGTAATAAAAATTCGCGAAGTAAAAGTCCGGAAAGGCGAGCAGCCGGTCTGGATTTATTTCGAGGGCGACAATAATCGCCCATGGAAGCCCAGCAAGGGCATGCTGCGAATTTTAGCGGGCGCATGGGGCCGAGACTCCTCCGCATGGGTAGGGAAATCGGTACAGATATACAATGAGCCCACGGTGGTTTATGCCGGCAAGCAAATCGGCGGCATAAGAATCCGAGCGCTTTCTGATATCGATTCGCGAGGGCTAAATTTTAGCCTTACTATAAACAGGCAGAAGCGCGAGCCTTATCACGTGCCGCTGTTGAATATAGATACCAAGCCTTACCCTCAAGACAAATTCGATAAAGCTTTCGGAAAAATGCAGGAGCTTCTGGAATCCGGCGAAAAGACATTAAGTCAGATCGTCGCGCAGTGCCAGAAGACCGGCCACTTGACGAGCGAGCAGTATGCCCGCCTCGAAGCCGTGGCACCGATTGAAGTATCGAATGAGCATGATGACGAAATAATGTAGAGCATCGCCCCAGCTTCGGCTGGGGCATCGCTTTCCCTGCATTAGGTGGAAAAATGAACAAACAAAAAGCAGAGAAAAAAATACGCAGGAAAATAACGAGGGCGAAACTGTGTCCGTTTTGCGGAAACAGGCCAAAATTTGAAGTTTACTGTGATAATGATATAAGCCCGCATGGCAGCTTCGGTCATTACGCAAAAAGGAAAGGGTGCTGTCAGCCAACCAAGGCAGGCCAGACAGAGCTGTTTTTTACTAATAATTTTGCCCCGCCGAATTACTGGCTCTGGTGGCAAATGCTCAGCGCATTAGTGAATGATTGGAACCGAAGGGTTTAGCGGCCTTTTATAAATTAATACTTAATCAATCAAAGAGGAAAAACCATGGCACAACGTGGAGTAAATAAAGTAATCCTTGTAGGCAATATCGGGCAAGATCCAGAGCTCAAAAGCCTACCCAGCGGCAGCGCGGTCTGTAATGCGAGCCTCGCTACCTCCGAAGTCTGGAAGGACAAGCAGAGCGGCCAGCAGCAAGAGCGCACCGAATGGCACCGGCTTGTATTTTTTAATCGGCTGGCGGAAGTGGTCGGCGAGTACGTGAAGAAAGGTTCAAAAATCTATGTAGAGGGTCGGCTTCAAACTCGTAAATGGCAAGATCAGAGCGGGCAAGATCGGTACACAACTGAGATTGTATGCAACGAAATGCAGATGCTTGACAGCAGGAATAGCGGCGGCCAAGGCGCACCAGGCAGCTCGGCACCGGCTTATTCGGGCCCAGCGGCGCAGCAATCACAGCAGCCGGCAGCACAACAAGCCCCGCAAAATCAGCCGCAGCCGAATTTCGACGATTTCGACGATGATATCCCGTTCTAAAAATGCTTTTAGTAATTGATCAATTAAATCGATATCTAGCCGGCGACGATAACGTGAGCGCCGGCGTAAAATCATGGGCGCGCTTGCACATATATAAACAGGCGCGCGAAATTGTGCTTTTGAATAATCCGGCGCGGCAGCGTGAAGCAATAGAAAAAGCTCCGGACAATATTCGAGAGCTGCTTAGAAAAGAGTGCCGAAGATATTTCGATATGCACTATAAACAGAGGGGTGTAAATGAATGAGCTGGCTTTATTCGCGGGCGCTGGTGGAGGAATACTCGCAGGAAAAATGCTCGGATGGCGAACGGTCTGCGCCGTTGAATTCGAGCCCTACCCCGCTAGCGTACTTGCACAAAGACAAAATGACGGAATTCTCCCGCCTTTCCCGATCTGGGATGATGTTCGAACCTTTGACGGCAAGCCGTGGCGAGGAATTGTTGACGTTATATCTGGCGGATTTCCATGCCAGGACATTTCAATTTCGGGACGAGGGGCCGGAATCGCAGGCGAGCGAAGCGGATTATGGGGAGAAATGTCCCGCATTATTAGCGAAGTACGACCCCGCTACGCATTCATTGAAAACAGCCCAATGCTTGTTAATAGAGGGCTCGACAGAGTGCTCTGTGATCTTGCCTCGATGGGGTTTAATGCAAAATGGGGAGTTATATCAGCAGCCAGTGTCGGCGCACCCCATAAAAGAGACAGGCTCTGGATTGTGGCCCACTCCGATACAAACAGACTACAAGGGCGCGCCCAGCCCCGAGAAAGTAAAGGAAAGACAGGCAGCGTCAAAACGGGGGGGTAAGGCTTCCCGAGGAAGTGGTGAGACGCGGGGAAGTTGGGCCATTGAACCCAGAATGGGTAGAGTGGCTCATGGGGTGGCCGCAAGGGTGGACAGACTTAAAGCCATTGGCAACGGACAAGTGCCAGAATGTGCCGCCGAAGCTTGGCGAATCTTAAAGCCGTGATATTCAGCCTCTTTTATGCAAAAAAGATATATAAAAATATTTGATATCAGTCCTGGCGGCGATTAACGTCTGTTTAACAAATCAAAACAAAGGGCAAAAAGATGAAAAATGTATGCACCTGTAACGCTTACGAATTTCCCCACCGAGAAAATGGCGGGAAATGCGAAGGCGAAAATGAAACTCTCGGTACTGAATTCACCGACGGCGAGCAGGCTTATGCTGATATACGCGCCGATAATGCCGCCGCAGCGGCTCGGGAGTGCCAGTCATGAGTAATAAAATCGACAGGCTTTCCCACTTTCTTTTGTGTAACGTAAAGCTTCCGAAATATATCGCATGCTCGAGAGCGCGCGGTATTACTAATAAATTACCACTCGAGCAGAGAAAAAAGCACTACAGCAATATAGCTGCTCATCAAAATAAACTCCGCGCTGATATCAGGCGCTTAGCGGGCATAAAATATGAAAACTTATCAAATTACCTACAGGCTCACAGACGGCTCGATTCTCACTGAATCCGTTCTATCGAAAAGCTTCTCGGGAGCGCTTTTTGCGCTTCTCGAGAATAGGGCCGTTCGTGAAATTATCCACATGCGGCGCAGTAATAAATCAATAATAATCGGAGCTTAAAAATGCAAAATGCAAAATTCGCATTAATGATAATGGTCGGCATCGCTGCAATGATGGCATTTAGCGCAATCATGGCCTTTTGTGCGCTGGGCTAAATATATAAATCAATGACCATCGAAATTATAAATGCCGATTGCATGGATTATATGAGCGGCCTGCCCGACAAGGCGTTTGATCTGGCAATCGTCGACCCGCCCTACGGCGTGAAGCAAGACGGCCACCGAGAAAACAATCGTTCGAAGCTGGCAAAATCAAGAAATTATCATAAAGCCTTATGGGCCCAGCAAAGGCCGGAGCCTGAATACTTTTCCGAGCTTTTCCGAGTATCAGAAAATCAAATAATATTTGGCGGTAATCACTTGGCCGATCTGATTGGCAAAAAATCGCCTTGCTGGCTTGTCTGGGATAAGCACACAACGGGCGGCTTTGCAGATTGCGAGCTTGCCTACACAAGCTTTGACACAGCTGTAAGAAAATTCGATTACCCGTGGAACGGGATGATTCAGGGTTTTTTCGGCAAAAAATCGATTAACGAAGATAGGATTCACCCCACCCAGAAGCCGGTAGCTTTGTATAAATGGATACTGAGTAATTACGCCAAGGCTGGCGATAGAATCCTTGATACGCACTTAGGCTCCGGCTCGAGCGCTATTGCGGCCCATTACAGCGGCTTCGATTTTGTAGGGCTAGAGATTGATCAAAATTATTACCAGGCTGCCATGGCGAGATTCGAGCGCGAGACAGCGCAACTGGATCTGCTCGCGCCGTTTGCTGGTAGCCATTCCTGAAGGAGAGAAGTGATGAAAAAATGTAAATCGAAAACTGTGTGCGGAAAACTGGCAGACGGTACGGTTTTGTATAGAAACTGCAAAAGAGCAGGAGCATATCAAGGCTTTTGCTATCAGCATACGAACGGAAAAGATAAGACAGGCGCTGGCGGATTTATCAGAACAAGTCTCAAAACTGGCAATCAGGTTTAGCCATTCCTGAACCTAACCAAAAGGGAGAGTGAGTGATGGTATCTAAAAAAATCTCAAACCCAGATATAAATTTTACAGATAGCTGGCAGGGCTATACGAGCGAATTGCACAGCCCTTCCATGTCGCGAATGGAAAAAATAAACGAGCTTACAGAAGGCGTTGAAGTTGATTTAGACGAGCCACTGCCGCCAGAAGATGATGATGCCGATACAAACACAGGAGGCATAGAAGCCATGACAAACTGGAGAGATGAGGTTACAAGGCGCGTTCTTAAGTGGACTCGTTACGAGCCAGATACGGGAAAGGTGATATGGCTGGAAAGGGAAAATAACAAGCAATTCACCTCTAAGTTTGCAGGCAAGGAGGCGGGGAAGGTGTCTGCCCATGGAAATTCTTTTTATCGATATTTGGGCTTTAAAATTGACGGAAAAACAAAAAACGTTGCCGCCCATACCGTTGCCATGATTCATATACACGGCGAATACCCAAAACATGGGGATGAAGTGGATCACATTGACGGGGACGGACTTAATAACAGAGCCGAAAATTTGCGGCTTGTAGATCACAGCACAAACGGCAAAAACAGCAGGCTAATGTCCAACAATAAAAGCGGAATTTCTGGAGTGCGCTGGGACGAAAAAAGAAAATATTGGATTTCTCTTGTGAGAGTAAATAAAAAATCAAAAATATTGGCATTTACTGAAGATTTTTTTGAGGCGTGTTGTTTGCGCAAGTCTGCCGAAAGAAAACACAACTACCACGAAAATCACGGCAGGAGAGTTCGCAATGGATAATAAAGAATTGAAGCCTTGCCCGTTTTGCAAAGGGAAAGCTTGGAACACCCGCCCACCCCAAGACGCAGCAGTGCGCGAGGTAGATCACAAAGAACTGTTAATAGAAATGTTCTCCCACGGATATTTGCTAGAGCAGGAGTATGCCGGACAAACAATCATTTCCTGTAAGTATTGCGATGAACAGGGAGATTCACCGGAAGAAATACAACATGAGCCTGATTGCACTTATATCAAGGTTGAGCAAGCCCTATCAACCGAGCAGCCAGATAACCGCTGCCCAAGGTGCGGGGAAGACAAAGGACACGCTCCAGAATACTGCAATATTTGCTCACTGACTGCGCCACCAGAGGAGCTTGGTTATACGCCTTTTGTAACACAAGAAAGCGAGCGCATTGCAGAATTAGAAGCCAGAAACAAGGTGCTGAGTGAGGCTATATCCAATATTGCACCGTGGCTCCCGCTTTCTTGTGATGACCCGCAGGAGCGCGTAGATGCCTGTCAGGAGATATATCGACTTAGCATAGAAATAGGCCTAGCAGAAAACGGAGAGTGATATGATCATCCCAAAATATGTTTTAGAAAACAGTAAATGCACGACATCGAGAGAATGGAAAAGCAAAAAACGAGAACAGGCCAGAGCTGCAAGAAAGGCAATAGATACGCTTCGAGCAGGCTGCGCGCATTTCCCGAGCGGCGCAGATGATCTAGAGGAAGCCGCGCAAGCTATAGATCGTATTTGCGCTGATATTTCAGTCGAAAATTGGGGCCGATAATGCATATTATTTCGAGCCTTATTTTTTATCGCCTTTGCGGCGAGTGCTGGATAAAAAACGGGAGCCCAGAGTGTGAGTGCAAAAATAATTCTAAATAAAGAACATCGCCGGCCCGAATCTGGATTTGATCAGCGGCTTTTTGAGGCGGTAGACAGAAATAAATACTTCTCAAGCAATGAGACTGTCTATCTGCCAGAATGGCGCACACTTAAAAAATGGGGCTTGCTTATAGCGGAATTTGATAAGCATGGCGCTGCGATTCTTAATATATCGACTTTAAGAAAAGCGCCGAAGCCTGGTATTACGAAAATTTACCGAGCGTTGGGTTTGCCGGTAAAAATAAGGCGCGGCGAGGCATTGATTAATTTTTCTGAAATAGAAAAGCGATCAGCCCAGCTTTATAAGCATATTCTCGAGGCCGGAATTATTCAGGCTGATCAGTGATCTGTTTTACTTTCTGGCGATCACCTTGCAGGGTGCGAATAAATCGCTTCTGTAGCTCAATATAATCAGCCAAATCTTCGTTTGTTATTTCACCGCGCGGCAGCTCGGGCGCATCCAGCTCTCGAGTAAATTCGTCCGGTATCTCATGGTATACGGGTACCGATACCTCGACTGTTCTGTATTCTACAGCCGGCTCAGTGGCGCAAGCTGTCAGCAATAGCAGCAGGCACAACAGTCCGGCCCCATTGGTCAGCGTCTGAATTTTCAGCATAGATAATTTCTCGCTCAGTGCGGCTGCTTTCGAGTTGATTTTTTAGCTGCTCGGCTTCCAATCGGGCCCGAGCGACGGCGGCCTCGGCGCGCTCCAAATCAGCGGCGCGCGAATTCACTAGATTATTGTATTTTTCACTGAGGCCGGTAATTACAGTCTGATTCTGATCGTTTGCGCTTTTTAGATTGGCATTTTCTACTTCAAGCCGATCAACATCAGCTTGCGCCAGATCAAGCCGCCAGCTCTGAGCTCCAAGGGCCAGAGCCAAGGCCGCAACAATTAACCAGGCTTTAGGGATCGCATTGATGGGAATCATTGATTTTCTCGAGCTTTACTTTAAAAAGCCACGTTGCAACGATCAGGCAAGCGAAGCCGGCACCAATAGCAAGCAGCTCAAATCCTACAGCTACTACGAATATCCACTCGCCGATTGTAGTGCCGAATCCCGCCAGGACGAGAATTGAGCCGACTATTGCGAACGCCAGCCACATTCCGAGATATTTCCAGATTTTTAATTTCGCCAGCGCATCTACAAAGCTAGCCAGCGCATTGATTGTCTTGTCCCAGCTCATAATGGTGCCTCTTTATTCGTCAATTTCAATGTGCGGTAAATCGTCAAGCTTTGAATCGGCATTATTGCCGTCACCGTCCCAATCGCCGCCCCACCTGATTTTAACACCGAGTTCAGCAGCAGCGGCGAAAAACATTCCGGCAATAAATGTAAACCGCCGAGTATCCTGCCAGACATTTACGCCATTAATCTCAGCGGGATAAGGTAGAAAATCAAGCGCGAGCGACGGCGAGTGATTGTGCTTACTTTTTCGGGTGATGCCGTCGATATGAGTTTTCGGTGGATCTGCATTGAATAGCTCTTGCTGCCGTTCAATGCTTCGATGGCCCTCAATGATAGAAAAATCGGCTACGCCATAGGAAAGAACAAGCTCGGCGAGCTCCCGTAATCGCGCGTCACACGTGGCCAGGTTGGCCGCTGATCGCTTTCCGAATCGATAACTACTCATAATCTTCTAATTCTCTAATCCGCCGGCTGTGATTTTCTGTTCGCTGCTCTTGAGTGCTGATTCTATTTTCATGGTTTTCAATGTTTAAAGTATTGCGATTCACTTGATCGGTGAGCGGGAGCAAAACATTGTCTTCAAATCTTCGAAAATCTGTGCCTATAAATCTATCCTCCACTGCATCTATTTGGATTTGCTGCACCACTTCCGTTAATTCTTTAATGGCTGCAGTTTGTTCCATATCTGAATTTTGCAACATAGGCACGATAATAACTATGCCTCCAGCACCGACAAAAGCGGTGGTAAGCAAGGCGAGAACCAGCTTTTCCATGAATCCCGAAGTTAAACCTTTTTCTGCTACGTCTGGCGCGGCCATAACCATTCCTTTTATCGTAGTTAAAGTTCCAGCATCAGGCATCAAATCCTTTAAGCTGTCGATGAAACTGAAATCCGTCATGCTCATTTCCTTTTAGGTAAAGATTTCCTAAGTTGTTCTATTTCCTGAACAGCCGCGTTTTCGGCAGCCTTGAATTGATAGTTAAGCTGTTTTGCTGCTTCGGCATGGCAGCGATTCTGGTAATCGGCTTCGCTCTCGCCTTTTTTCTGTTTGGGGAGCGTAGGCGTGGAAAGTTGTACTTTCTCCACGACATAAGCCAGCTTTTTCTCGGTTTTCGGTACTCGGTGAGGCTTGCACTTTTCAAAGATCGGCTGGCCTGTTTTTTCATCCTTGCCGACTTTCTGCATCACCGGCTTACCTGATTCATCGACCACTTCATACTCGTCGAAATCCTGCACCATCTTTTTCTCAGGCTTACCAGGACGCATCACGGCTTTACCGTCCATGATTTCAACCGAAGGCTTGCCGGAGACTTCGATTTCTTTCATCTTCGGCGCGTCAACAATCCTAGCCTTTTCAATATGGCGCTTCTTAACAGGGAACATGGAGATAGCCGCCTCGGCGCTATTGTTGGCCGCATTGCAAAAGACTTTCTGCTTTGAGAGCAGATGGGTACCGCCATCTACCTCTTGCACTTCCTGTACCAGCCAGCCGTTGTCTGTACCGTCGATTTTGGTTGCTGTTAGATTAATCATAGGAATGTCACCTTAAATACATAACTTCCGCCAGCCCGATTCTCTATCTTTAGAACGCCGGATTGGACTGCTATAGTGGTTTTTGTATCTGTACCAGTAGTCCCAGAAACATCAGAAGCGGTGACGTCCACATCGGCTGCGCCGAATCCTATATTGCACTTCCCTATTTGCAATGATCCGCCAACATCATAATAAATTAGGACACTTCTCGCGCTGACTGGAAATTCGCCGCCAGAAAGTGCAGACACTAACGCAAATCCCCCGTCCCTTGGAGGCGTAATACTCCCAACCGCATCATCAGCAATGGTGATTGATTCCCCGCCTATATCATTTCCGTTAAGGGTAAGAAGGCCATCAGCAAGGTCTAGACCATTGCTGGTCAATTCCAATTTTTCGACGCCAGCCAAAGCCCAAGAATGCTGGTTAGCACCTGAAGCATCAAGAAATATTCTGTAATCTGTTGATACCAAGCCTCCGGCATCATCCCGCGTCTGCAACCAAAAGCTGTCACCATTTAACAGAAAGCTGACCCGCCTATAATCTGCGCTGCCGTCTGAGTCATACAACCGATAATTTGGGAACGTGTTGCTAATTTCAATCGTTGCTGTGCTATCCAACCCCGCAACGTTGGTGTCACCTGTCGCTGTTAAATCAGCAAAACTTGCCGCCGCGCCCTGCAAGGCAAACTGCTCCCACGATTGCCAAGTGCCAGAAGTTTTGCGCCGATACCAAACCTCCGATCCGCCTGTTTCCATTGCAAATTGAGCCATGTTATTTGCGTCATAGGCTATTGAGAGACAAACCCCAAAATTGAACGGCCTGTTTGAAGTAGTATTGATAATCTTATCGAATCGGGTAGTTGTTGGAGAATTTAAATCCGCAATAGCAGTAAGGATGCTGGCACCAAGCCCAAAAGAACCTGCCGTTCCAGAAAGCGCGAGAATCCGCGATGCGGTATCGTCGTAAGCGGAGGTTTGCTTATCTTCGAGCGCCGCCGTACCAAGCTCATCAGTGGTTAAAGTGGTATTAATCCAATCTGCCGAACCTACACTGGAATCGACACAGCGATAGGATTCATCGGCTGTAGTATCAATCCAGATCGAGCCTACCGAATAACCTGCATCAGCATCGTCATTCACAGTAGGCGCTGCGCTTGCTGACAGGTTGTTTAAAAGCTGCTCAGTGGCTTCCCATGCCGAACCGGTGTAGCGATAACGAAGATTTTCATCCTTGACCCAGACAAACCATCCCTCGTCAGGCGTAACGTACAGATAGGATGATATCGGAGAGCAATAGATCGCTATATCATCATCCTTGCCTGACCATGCGCCCGTGGCACTACCCCCGACAATATAGGTGTCGCCATCGGATTCGCCGCCAGGAGGCGCGGTCAAATCTTTATCAATGACAGAGCCTTGAGCAAGCGCTTCAATGACGCGGTTATTCGCATTGATTAATGGCTCTTTGCCAGCCTGGCCATCAGATAAGTCATACAGATTAAATTTTGGGCTTGTCAAAGCGTTACCTCCAAGGGTGTTCCGCGACCCTGTTCATTCAAGTGATAAATCTTAACATCGAGGGAAGATTGCGGCGAGCCAAAATCTGTGGTCTGATCTGCCGCCGAATAGGTGAAGGCAACTTCACCGTCAGAATCGTAAGCGGTCTCGATAGTGCGAACCACGGTTGAGCCATCCATTACATCAATCTCGTAGCTTTCTTCGGTACTGCTTTCGCCCGAACGCCAAGGCAGGCCGTTTTGCCACAGATCGACCCTTGAGCGAATCAGGAAGGTGCCAGAAATATTATCCGAGCCATCACGGCTGGCCTCTGCATGTACCGGAGAAAATGTTTTGAGATTTTCAGCGGCATAAGTGAATTCATAATTGATCGCATCAGGAACAGAAATGGCGGTACTGGCACACCGGTAATCGATAGCCGTATCAATATCGCCAGATTCCGCGCCCACCCATTGAGTGTCAGGGTCAGAAATAAGCACGAAATCATCACCGACTACATGCAATCCGGTATTGTGCTCAGTGCCGCGCAAGCCACGCATGAAATTCGAAATGGTGTAAGTATTGTCGCCGTTATCAACTACGGTCTGGAATTTGACCATTTCCCAGCGACCATTTACTCCGTAAGCGGCATAATTCTCGCCATTGCAAAAGGCTTCGAAATCGCTTGCGCTGGAAAAGCTGCCTATCTCGATTCGAACAGTAAGCTCGGCAGGGTCAATCATGTATCCGTTATTTGCTGCCAGCGTATCTGTAGCTACACCCCAAGCCCCGTTGTTCTGAAAGCTCGACACCGTATTCCAGCTTGAATCGTCCCTAGAGCGATAGAGCGTCCCACCCTGCCAGCTTGTGTAAGCTGCCCCGCCGGCTGCCAAAAAGCCGTAGGCATCCTGAATCGACGGATTAACTACGGGGCAATCGACAAGCTTCAGAAATGCCAACGGCGAATCTGGTATTACTTCATCAACAAAATCTTCGCCCTCTTGCCCTACCGCCGCCGAAGTGTAGCTGCTCGATTTGTAAAGCGTTCCGGAAATTTTTAGATTTCCACCGAAATCAATATCTCGAATTAATACAGTATGCGTCACGTCATCAAAAGGCACCGTGACCACATCGCCAGGCTGCAAAGCTCGATAGGAAGGAGGCAAAGTGAAGCCGCACGTATTTCGATCATCCCATGCCATCTGCAACAAAACTTCGGCGCACTGAGCAGCCCTGTCAGCGGTCATATACATAGCAAGATCGACTGTTACTTCATCAACTGCTTCGGTACTTTCGCGCTCGGCGTACTGAATGCCGGCCTCTCCCGCCCTGCCTGCATCGAAATACTTTACGTTAATTCGACGCGGTAGCTGGGCATCCATTTCGCGCTGTTGTGTCCACTGAGTATCGGGATCAAGATCATCGGTGTCTATAGTAAGCACCGAAGACCCGCCGCGCGGCTTAAACTTGATTTTGTAGCCGTCCTGAATGATGTCGAACGGCGAATATTTTTGCAGCGCGGCAAGATTTTCCCGAATACTTGCTACCTTGGAAATTCGATACCCGCCTACGGTATCGGTCATTTCTGTGACATCAATATCGCTTGCTGTAATTAATCCTGATAATTCAACTTCCGCTGTAATTATCGAAGAAAGAGGAACATCGGAGATTGTTCGATTATTAAAATCAACTCGATATAGTTTTTCAGTAATCCTATTAAGGAAACTTATTCGGTCACCGGCTACCTGAAAATTGATATTAGAGCTCAAAAACCATGCGTTACCGATAGTCTCAACAGCCTTGTAATCTGAGACCCCTAGCCGCTTTATTCGATACGTGCCAGCGCTTGAGAAAGTGGCGTAAAGATAATCACCGGAGAAGCCGAAATTCTGTATGCCGATATAGCGGCCAAAAAGGGCGAGCACAGTGGTACTTTCTGCCACTGCAAAAGAATCAAGGTCAATAATCTTTATTGGAATATTGGTGGTATTGTCGAAAAGGAAAAGAGAGTTCCCGACTACACCGCCCCAGCTTGTGTCTGCTTCAAACGCCGAGATAACCAGAACGGTTTGCGCCCCAGCTATATTTGACGAGCCACCAAACGAAGCGCCCTCATTATTAGCTGCGCGCCACCGGTAAAGGTAGGTATCAGTGCCGTCGTTATACCAGGAATAAAAATAATCGCCTTTGAGCGCACCGCTGTCAAAAGGCAATAAATCATTCCACGTGTACCCTTGGAGATTGCTTCCATCAACGGCAAAAGTAACCGTATTCCGATATCCGTTGTAATCAAGCTCAGCCACACTGGTTCCAAATTCTTGCTTGGCCCCGAAACAAACGGAGATCCATATTTTGTCATTGGCCGAATCAACTGCCCATAAAGCCACTGCGTTTTGATCTGTCCATATCCACCGAAATGTCTTGATAGTAGAAATTGAGCCACGGGTAAATCCGGAACCGGCAAAAGGAACAACGCTAGTTAAAATCTTGTGAACATTCCCGTTCCAGTCAACGATCCAGCAAGCAAGCTCGGCAGTGTCTGAGCTTGGCCAAGTTCTTGATGCGTACCAGATATACGTACCGTTTTCGTCTTGAAACGGAACATCAATTTCGGATTCTCCGGTTGCCGCTACGATATCTGTAATTTCGGCAGGCAAATCTATCTGCTCAATATCGCCTGATTCGAAGGCTGAAATGACAGACGAGCCGCCGCCAGCGTCTACAAAATACTCTACGTCCACCTGTAGGTTGTTTATCGAATTCCCGTACTTTTCCAGCGGCCAGCGCTGAATGCCGAGATACGCAATATCGCGCCATGCCGGAACGTCAGCCGTATCAATTCCGGAGCCTTCACGGAGATCGATGCGCTCCCATCTTTTTTGATCGGATTCGCCGTTCTTGAAGATCAGCGCCCTTCCGCCTTTCTGGTCAATCCTTGACGGAGTGGATTGCGAGCTTGTAGCGGAATAGATCAAATCACTCTCGAACCATATCTTACGAACGTGATCTATTTCGCCGTGATGAAAAGCAGCCGCAAATTCTCCAAAATACGCATAACCTCTCGGCCCTTTTATTTTTACTTCCTCGATCTGGTTTTGATAAACCCAAGTAATTACGCACTTGTTTCTGCCTATCCCGTAGGTGCGAGGAAACACTGTCCCGTAAGCATTACTCTGTACGCTCAAATCCTCGACGCGCGAAACATTAACAGGCTCCCGCACATCGGGCGCGATGAATGAAAAAAGCTTGCTGAAAATGCTTTTAAAAAAATCACCAATCGCGGAAAAAATGCTCATGTTCGCTTCCCTCTCGACTTGGTAACGTCATCGGTTGGCACCCATGGAAAGCCGAGAAAATTTCGCACGTTATTGTATTTGTTTTTACAATCTTCGATATGTCGCTTGCGACAGCCAGGCTTTACGCTGAGTGCGTCCCCGACTTCCGGAGTATATGGAAGCGGGTCAAACAAAGTGATATTGCCTCCTGTGGTATGCTCTTTAACCACGGCTGGCCTGAGATTGGCGTTCTCACCATCAGTAAACTGCAACTTTCCCAGCCCGAAATAATCATCGGCTTCGGAGGTTGCAGAAATAACAAAATTTGATGCGTCGGTAACACTCGTAACTGTGGCCGCAACTGCCAGTGCATCAACGTCGACGGTGCATCCAGAATCACCAAATACGCGAGGGCATTTTTGCTGCGCCTGTAATCCTACTTTCTGATTCAGGACATCAACCAGTGTCATCATTTCAATTTCGTATTCGCTATCAACAATTTTTGATGCGCCGAACAACCCCGCGCTCATTGGCTCTTCATCTTCAACTGGATTGTCCCAGTCAGTATTGAATAAATACCATCGAGCATTGTCATAAGTACCCGCAGCAATATCGGCCTTACTGATTCCGTTGCTTGATAAAAATCCAGCTATATCAATGGACGTAGGAGAGAAATCAGATCGAAATTCTGTGCCCGAGAAATCTTGCCCATCTGCCTTAGTGTAAATCTCGCCGTTCGACATAGTTACATCATGCGGATAAAAGGCAAATTGAAGGTCGGAGCCGTAGACAGGCTCGACTCTCAAACACCACAAAATTCGTTGCCAGGGGGCTACAGTTGATTTCATTATTCAGGGTCGTAAAGTTCTTCTAGCTCAATCGAGATATCTAGAATATTGTAATTAGACATATTTACCCCGCTTAAATCCGTCTGAAACACTACGGGGAAATCGAATAAAAAACCTGCCTTGATTTCGGCACCCGCGTCAGGAGTATCGAGCGTGATAATCCCTGTAGTAGTATCAACGCTGAAAGCTGTGCTTGTAACTCCATCAATAGATAAAAGTACAGAGCCAGATCGAGGCTTACGTATTCTTCGCCTTGCCACGCCGGTACCGCCTTGCGTTCCATACCATTTTATTAGCTGATAGGTGCCGGCAGAGGCATCAATGGCAGTGCATAATTGATCTGTACTTGTAGGGGTGCCTGTTTCCCCATTGCTTGAATTTTCATACAAATAGGGAAATCGAAAGCCATCTACTGTCTTTGCTTTTCTCCATAAAGCAATCAAGTTTTCATATTGATCTTCGGCAATTCGCCCGCTGAATTCCAGAGTAAAAATCGCTTTTGGGTAAGGATGCCTTAATACTGCTTCGCGCCCTAAAAAGGTATTGAAAACCTCTACAGAAAAACCTTCGTCAAAGGATGATCCCTGATTAAAATCGTAATCTAATTGCTGTTCAATAAAAGCCATTAATTAAACCTCTGCTGGCGCTTTCGCTCTTTCTCAGCCTCGCGCGCAATAGTTGAGCCTGCCTTTCTTGCTTGAGCATTGCTCATATTGCCATCTACAGAAACGTGCACCTGGTAAGTTGCGTTCCCGCCTGAATCATTCATCGCTCGGCTTTTTGTAAGATCGTAAACCACTTCGTTAGGATGCAGCATAGCAGGAAATCCGCCTTTTCCATCCATGCCGCCGGAGCGAGAGCCCGCACCAGTAAAGCCGCCGCCTTCGAATGATTGAACCATTTGGCCGGCCTGCATTGCACCGTAGGCAATTACACCAGCGGCAGCGGCAGCCCCGAGAGCTGGGCCGATGATCGGAATGCTCGCCATCGCCTCGTAAGCGCCCATTGCAGCGGATCTGGTATCGTTCCATAGATCAGCCAGCTGCATACGGCCTTTTTCTGAGAATGCCGCCCGAGCAATAGAAAGAGAGGCCCGCGCATAAGCCGCTTCCTTGCCTTCCATGCCTGCAAAATAGGCGTCAGCCGTATTTAACAGCAAGCCGTATTTTTCCATTTTTCGCTGGCGCTCGGCCTCGTCCATTTCGGCAACCATTTCCAATCTGGCGCGCTCCACGTCCAGAAGCATTTGAGCGTGATCATTGGCCATGACAAGCTCCTCGGCTTGCCTGTCCTCGAGCATCTGCAAGCGCTTTTCTTCAACCTCTGCTTGCATATCCGAATAGAGTAATGCGTCAAAATTTTGGCCATCTGGTGATGGTAGCTCTCCTGTGCCTTCGGAATCGTTAGCCGCTGGCTGAGTGTAGCCAGGACCGCCGAGGCCTCCCATCGGCTCATAAGGTACACCGGTCATCGGATTGGTAAGATTGCCCACCATCTCAGAGAATGCGCCGATTTTTTGTGTCGCCGCTTCTGTTTGCTCAGAATTGATCTTTTCAATAAGAGCGTCCCAGCCCTTACCAGCCAAATCGAAGCCGGTAATAATAGAGCCAAGCGGGCCACCTTGCGCTTTTAGATATTCTGAAAATACAGAAAAGCTCGAGCCGCTATCTTCCATTTCGTCGCCGAGATAGCCGATCACAAGCGTAAGCTCGCGTATTTTTTCGGTAAGGCCTTGCACACCTTCGCGCTGTAATTCTTCTAAATCACCACCAAGCACCTCAAGCGTTAGGCCTTCGATTGCAGAATTTAGATTTTTAAAATCCCCGACGAGCGTATCCATGCGGATAGAGGCCTGCTCGTAAGCTGTATTAGTGCCTCTGAGCGTCCCGTTCAGCTTTTCCAGAACTTCCCGCTGCGATAAAAGCGAAGCCGCAGCTGTGAACGCTTCCTGCCCGAATAGCTCCATTAATTCGGTGTTATTTAAATTGCGATCTGCCAGCGTATTAAGCGATCTGGAAAGCCCGTTGATTGACGGCATCAAATCTCTATCGCCGGTTTGTTCTAGCCGCAGCATGACCTGGCGGAGCGCGGTACCAGCATCAGCACCCTGCCGGCCAGAGGCGGCGAGAGCCTGAATACCAGCCACGGTTTCCGTAAGATCAAGCCCGAGGCTATTCGCAGCCGCGCCGGCATTTCTGAGCGCTTCCGTAACGGCAGAAACCTCGGCTGTACCGAGCTGGGAAGATGCAGCCAAAATATTGATTACTTCGTCAGCACTTTCGGCATCGAGCTGAAATTGGTTCAAGGAAGCACCAAGCGCCTGTGCTGCAGCCGGCAAATCAATGCCAGTAGCTTCGGCAAGTGTGACAGCGGAGCGGGTAACTTCATTTAAGCTCTCGGCAGAGCCCAGCAAATCTGGCTTAGCCGACGCGATAAGCTTAAAAGCTTGGCTTGCTTGTGAGGCACTTAGCGAAGTAGTAGCCCCGATATCTTTTGCCTGATCAGCGTAATATTCGAGATCGGCACCCGTGGCACCGGTGATCGCAGACAGATCAGCCACGGATTGACTGAAATCAGCGGTAAGCTTAATCAGGCGGCTTGCGGAATATGCAGCGGCGGCGGAAAAGATCGCGCCGCGTACCAGGCTAAAGCCGCCGGCCATGCTTCGAGTTGCTACATTAAGCCGGCGCTCGGCATCTGTGCCAGATCGCTTAAGCTTGTCCATGCCTTCGCGACCTTTCTTGAGGTCTCTGGTATCAACTCCGAGGGCTATATTTGCGATATCCATAGAATTACCACCGGCTTATTATTGAGGCGACTCGCGACCTTCGTTTCGATGCTGCCTCGCCATCTGTATTTAAATACGGTTTCGGCGCATCGGCTTTCGTAGAGGCATTATATGTCGCAGCGTAGATTTTTGACAGATCAATAAGCGCCTCGCATTCCCATGGAAGCAGGTGCTCACCTGATAAATCGATGAAATTCTTGATATCGCCCCAGCTCAGATACGAAAGGCCGAAGCTAGTCGGCACCGCTGGGCCCACTCGATAAAGTAGAGCTAGAAGATAGATAAACGCCGGCTCCGGCTCGTTCTCAAGCTGGCGATCCTTGTGCGCGTCTGCCCATGCGCGTAACTCGACGAGCCGTCTTAATTCAGTTACGCACTGCGAAAAAAATTCGCGTCGTTGTATACCTCGAGCAGTACCTGTTTCTTAATCCAGTGGTAATCGGTATAAATGCGCCTGAATTCATCCGGCGTCTGCTCTATCTTTTTGCCGTTTTCAATTACGTGCATTTCGATAGTGCAAACAACAAGCGAGTCGATCATTCGAGCTTCCCGCTGCTCTCGGGTAAATTCAAGCTTCCCGCCGCGCGCCTTTTTCGCCTCCATAGCGTCCCGCCGATCTCGCTCGGCAGTAAACTCGCGAAACTTTGCCGACTCCATGCCAATTACGCGAACGAATTGCTCGCTCTCATGGGCACAAGTCGGGTCAAGAATTACCTCGCCGCTTGCTGGATGGCGCAGCACTACCTCTATGCCGCTGTCAGTCCGATCAGCGGCTTTAATTTCCGCCAAATCCATAAGATTAAGCGGCTACAGTAACGAAAGGCTTGGTAATTTCGATCTGCGAAGTAGCCTGAATGAATTCGCCGTCGATTGTGCCAACGCCATTCTGGAAGCTGGATACAACGCCAGTGAAATACTTTTCGCTGCCATCCGGAAGCTGGATTTCGAAAGCAATCGCATCGCCGGAGGCAACTGCGGCTTCGAGAATAGCCTGGCCGGCATCGTCATCGTCGAGCGCCATAGTAAGCGTAAGCGAGCCATTGTCACGGCTGCCGAGCTTTTTATCGATATCGATACTGGCGAGAGGCGAATGAGTTACTACAGCGCGAGTCGGCCCGAAGGACGGAATATCGGTAATTTCACCGATTGCTGTAAACGTGAGTGATGGGTAGCCGCTAGAGCCGTCACTATCGTAAGTGGTAGGCAGCGTCGCAGACGCGCCAATAACTGTTCCTGCTGGTGCTTGCTTAGACATTTATCAAGTCCTCTTAATTTAGAGCTGAATATTCGACTTGCACTGGAACACTGTACCAGCCTTCGTCAGTAATTGGCGGGAACGCCGAAGGCTTTCGGTGTACATCAAGGCCGGAAGCAATCGAGGTTCCTCGCGCAAATAGGGTTATGATTTTATCAACAATTTGCCACGCTGCATATTCTCCGTGATTTGCCTCTACTCTTACGGAAAATTGAATAATTCCAGAATGCGATTCAAGGGTGCTTAATCCGAGCGTTATCGTTTCTGCCGGATTGATTGAAACAGCAATATGGTTTCCCGTGGGCGGTTGCGGCTTTCCGTCATTTGGAGAATTCGGATAGTAAATAGTAGGCAGCTCCGAGGCAGCTTTATTCGCCTCGAGGTAGGTATATGTATTATTTACTATGTCGGCATAATTCATTTTTTAGCCTTCGATACAATCTTGCGAATATTGTTTTTAGTATCCTGCGCGGCTAACCGGTATACGCCGCCCATGGCTTTTTTCGACCAATTATCAAATTCAATTCTTGCGGCATAAGGCAGACCGTTGCTTATATAGAATTTACCGAAAGGATTGGAAATAATCTGGCCGGCTTTCTTTGCCACTACTTGCCGGTCTTCGGTGGTGGTTTCAGAAACTGAAAAATCGGGAGCGCCTTCGCTTACATTGTGATTTGCTAGATAGGTACCTTTATCTACTGGCGAGCGGAGCCCTACTCGGCTAGAGGCATCAAGCACAACGGCGCGGCTTGCCTGCTCTATAGATAGCTCGGCTTTCTTGCGCCATTTTTCAAAATCTCGAGCGAAGCTCATATTCTGGCCTGCACTATATACAAAGCCGTGACGTTACCAGGCTTTATCACTTTGAAATCGACAATCGTATAATCGAGCCCGCCGTCGCGGATCTTGCTTTGCTTTGTTGGCGTGTAATCCGAGCTAATCAAAAATTTTACGTCGTTTTTTTGCAGCGTGAAGAATTCCGAATCCATCGCATTAAAAGCCGATTGTATGAGCTTAATGCCGGCAGCGGTTTCGGTTACATCAGGATTCCAATCAGTGCCGGTATTGCTGAGAGTGAGCAGCGCAGCTGTGCGCCCATTATCACTAATGAGCTGGGCGGCAGTATCGGCAAGAGCCTGTATATTAATCGCTACCATTTAAAGCACTCTTTGAACCGAGCCCGCTGGATTCAGTAAAGGGCGCAAAATCGCGTTGACGCTCCTGATCGAAAAAGTAGAGGTTCCGTCTTGGAATTCTACTTCGATCACATCAACTTTTTGACGCTTAACCGCCTGAGTAATTACCGCCAGCGGGTCATAGCCTCGATCAATCTCGAGGGCCAGAGCGCATACAGCATCTTTCAAAATCTGGGGTATGTCCGTATTCTCAAGCAAAAAGCCTCTGTAATAAACTTTTTGGCGCGGCCAGGAAAGCGGCTGATCTTCCTCGACAATCTTTCCGAGAAAATTCTTTGATTCGATAAAATCCATCGCTTTGTAAATCAGCGTTTTATTATCGTCGGCGGTGATTGTGTAAGCTCTGTCCTCGGCGTACTGAGTAAGCTCGGCCTCTGTAATATAGGAATTCGCACCGCTTACGATGCTGCCGTCCTCGACAGTAATTTCTGTAATAGCCATTACCAGTTCACCTGCTGAATATTCCCGTTAAAATCCTGCTTCGCCTCGAATGGGAAAAAGCGAGAAAGCCTTTCAATGTCTCCGCAATCCCAGACCAAGCTGGCAAGCACCTTTTCCGGCACCTGCTTTTTCCGCACTATGACGGACACATTATAACCGTATGTTTTTACTTTTGCCTCTGAGCAATCAAATCCAGCGAGAATCATATTGTATAAAAGCAGACCTGCGTTCCAACAAGTTAAATGGCCGCCCACGATTTGCTGTTTCATCGGTGGCACTGTTACCGCCAGAATCCCGCCTTTATTCAAATCAGAAAAGCACTTTTGCAGGAAAAGCCCGACATTTTTTTGATGCTCGAGCACATGGGACAACCAGAGGCAGTCGAATCGAGATTTGAAATCGGTAGTAAGATAGTCGCCGATTATATCGGCTTCGCCGGTGTAAGCGATTGTTGTAACTTTCTTGCCGGCCCGCTCAAATTCTCGAGCGTGTGCGCCATTGCCGCAGCCTACATCGAGAACGGTGTCAAAATCCTCGCGCAGCAATCTCGCCAGGCATTCTTCAGCGGGCATCTTTCCAGCCGTGAAGCAAAAGCTTTTCCCGCATTGATTCGGGGAAGCTTTCAACGCCTCGGTCTGGCCGGCGCATTTTTACTTGCTTTTCTTTCGGCTTAGCCTTCGATTTTGTGGATTTTTTAGGCTCTGGGTTTTCTGCCTTTTCCAGATCCACGCCAGCGGTATTCTCTACACTTTCGGTTGGCATCGGTAATTACCTCGTTTTACATTTTCAAGAATAAATTCGGCAGCTTCACCTTTTTGCATTTCTTGAGCTGTCCACTGTGCAAAAGCTACCCGATTCAAGTGCTCGCGTCTATCGCTATCGCTTGGAAAATAAGGCTCATCGATCTTCGAAAAATCGAGGCCGTTAGATAATTTGAATGCTTGAGTGCTTGGCATGCAGAAAAATGGAACGCCAGCAATCAGCGCATCTGTGCAAGCCGTAGAATTATATGCAACTACCGCATGCGCGTATCTGAGGGCGGAATCAAGGCCGCCGTTTTTTGTGTCTGTAGGCGGCTGATTGTACGCGCCATTAATCTTCATATCAGGACAGCGCGGGTGCGTTCTGAAAATTATCCGCTTATTTGTATGGAATGCGATTTGCTCGGCCCAGCTCTCATACAGAGATCGAAGCTCCTCCGGCCCCATGTGATGCTGGCCGTCATAAGGCTTTTGCCCGCATATCAGAACAGTTTCTTTTTCGGCCTGGCGGGGCTTCAAATCAATGCCAAGCTTATCGAATCGCTCGGGCCCGCACGGCTCCGGCGGTACCCAATTCAAGCCGTCGAGGCCTACTTGTTGGTATCCAGAGTATCGATTTAAGAAACCCATATCTGTGACGATTACTGGCAATCCCTCGGCATTGTATTCCTCGACCATGGTACACATCGGCTCGCGTACACCGTCGGTCATTGCCATATCAAAAAGATGGGGCTCGCAGTATTTAGGTTTGTAGGCTGCGCGATCTTCGCGCCAGGTAATTTTGCATCCGTGTCGCTCTAATCCTTGAGCCATAAAAGAAAGGCTCCCCATTGCTGGGGAGCCATATATAACCACTCGCAAATTCATGCGCGGCAAATACTAGCGAGTTTTAATCGCTATACCCGCGTAATCTTTATACGAGCTTGCTGCAACGTCCCAGTTGGAACCGGTACCGAGGGCGGTGTCGTTGGGGTTGGCTGCACCATTGGCAACGTCCCACTTAAAGCCCTTAATTCCGACGTTGTACGCGAATTCACCTTGAAGGCGAGCCACGATATTCTCGAGGCCAGTGACCTCGTCGTAGGTCATATATTCTTCTTCGGTGTTTTCGACCATCACAGCGCCGGCGGTAAGGCCGAGGGTGTGATATACATTATCAGGAACGGAGCTGGTGCCCTCGTCCACGATCAGCGCGCTGGAATCAGTTACGATTACAGGCTTGCCGAAAGTAGCCGGTGACGCACCTTGAACCACAACGCCAGCGATGTTATCGCCATTGTTGGTCGGGTCAATCTGGTAGCCAACAAGATCAAAAAAGACCTTGGAGTGCATCACCCACGCCACAACACGGTTGTAAGCGTCGCCAAATTTCGCCAGGCCTTGGTTCAGAGTGCCGGAAGTGATAGTTCCGCTGGACGGCTCCGTGTAAGTGACGGCAGATTGATTCGCCAGAGCAGCGCGCGCAGAACGCAGGCCGGTATTCAGCATTTCAACTTGCATCGCTTTCGCGATCTGGGTACCGATCAGAAACGAAAGAGCCTCTGGGCCGTCTGCCTGCATCAGCACTTTACGGAACGAATCAATTGTCTGATCTACTGGCCCGACTTTGCGGTTCAGTTTCACAGAAATGAATTCGTCCATCGCCACTGCCAGAGCAGTTGCAGCCGATACAGAGGTTGTATCACGACGAGAGATCAGCCCAGAAATGTTCGTAATGAACGATTCATAAGCATAATCGCCGCGCTTGCTAATGGTAGACAAGCGAATTGCGCCGTTTGAACCTTGGTTGAAAAAATTCGAGGATTGCGTAAGCGTTTCAATAACGCCGCCGCGCATTTGGTCTTGATAGACCACAAAATCAGAAGCTTTACCTGTAGCCATGATGATTCACCTTATTTCGAGTTAAGCAGTTTGTTCCACGCCGATAAACCATGTTTGGAAATGTACTCGCTTTTTTCCTTACTGGTCATATCAGCTACTTTTTTAGAGCCAGCACCGCCGCCCTGATTTAAGCCACCTTCGCCAGCGCCGCCGCTTGAGACTTCCGCCTTTAACAGTGGGCTGAGAAAGTCAGATTTAATAAGCTCCTCCGTGAAGCCTTCCAAATCTAACGAGGTGGCACTGCCATCCTCCGTTAAAAAGGTGTATTTGTCTTCCTCGGGGTCGTACTGGATTCGATCCATAATTGCCTTTTCAAGCAATTTCTTACCCTTGTCCGTCCCGTACTCCGAAGCCAATCGGGAGGCTATTGACTCCCGCGCCTTTTTACTAATTGAGCTTTGCATTTTTTCGATGCGCTGCTCGTATTCTTTGATCGATTCGCCGTGCCGGCGCTCTTGATCTTTCAAAATCTCGTCGATCTTGCCCTCTTTTTTGAGCTTTTCGAAAGCCTGGCTTTCCAGTTCTTTCGCTCGCTCTGCCTCTTTCGCCTTGTACTCCTCGAGCTGTTGCTGAACAGATTTGTATCCACTATCAGCTTCCTTGTATTTTTTATCCAGCTCGTCAAGTGTGCTTTTCAGCTTTGCGTCTTTAGCGGGAATGTAAACTTCCCCATCTTTTGCAAAGGCATCCTTGGCGAAATCTGGCAGCTCGTCGTATTGTTCCTGTGTTAATTCACTCATTTTGGGCACGGCCTCTCGGATTAATTTCAGCGCACAGCGCTGGTTTTTCGGGATTGTAACTAATTATTTAACAAAGGAACAGGCATGTCTTGTTCTGCCTGCTCTAAAATTTCCTCGGCGTCACCTTTAAGGAATCCGCCATCAATCAATTTCTGAATGGCCGCAAGCTTGCTAATCAAGCCGTCAAGGTACAGCTCTCGTATTGCTTTTATTTCCTCGGTGGTGAGCTTGGTATCGACAAACTCGCGATTTACACTGAATTCAAAATCGGCATTTACGCCTTCAAAAATCATGGCGTATCGAATAAGCCGGCTGAAACACTCGTCTAGATTATTCGCCAGAAGATTCAGCTCAGCCAGCTCCTCGGCTGATTCTTGCCGTACTTCGGTGGCTGTTTTCTCGCGATCAGTAGCGCCATAATTTCCGCCGATTGCTTGAACTTGGCGGGTATTTTCCTCCAAGTATTTAAAATGGGCATCGCCGTCGGCCTGCATTTTGAGAATATCGATCTCTACGCCGTCCGGCATAAAATTGTGTACACCGGCACCCATGGCGAAATAATCTCGGCCATTGATTGTCTCGAATTCTTCCTTTTTTGCTTCGGACCAGCCAGAGCTGTAGGAAGTATCCTGCATGATTCGAAGCTTTTCTTTTAAATCAGCCGACACTTGGTAGCGGTGATGTGCCTTATAAACAAGCGGCGCGATGTATCCGGTTTTAATCGGGAGGCAGCCAGGCCTGTGTCGATCTGCCGTAATAATTTCCATGGGAATAAACGGCAAAGGCCTGCCGTTGACCGTGGGCCTGATTTCTTCGCTTCGATCTACGTCCTCGTCATGGTAAACGGTGATCTTCTGGCGATACCCTTCGCTGTCAAGCATCAGCTCGAGTACAGTGGTTTGCAGATATCGAGTATCTTCAAAATGACAGTTATCAGAGGTTACAAGCTTTGCATAAACCAGCTGCATGCGGTCATTCACTTTCTCGAAAGACCAATCGCGAAGCTGCTCACGGAGATAGTGCTTGAATGAGGCCCGAAGCTTCAAATTTTCTTTTTGCTCGCGCGAAATATCTTTCAGATTTTCTGGCAAGCGAGTGTATTCACACAAAACAATATGGTAATTCACCGCCAGAGCATTCGAAGCGCTGAGCTCCACTGCCTCATTAAGAGACATTCCATCGCCATCTGAATCGTCAATTAAATATTGAATCTGGGCGGGAATCTCAACTTTCGGCTTATTCCGATTAAGCCGGCCCAGCATTGACTCGAGTGTACGAGCCGGAAAATCTTCAACTTCGCCACCCATCAGATAATCCTGATAACGCTGGCTCTGGCCAGGATCGCTTTTCTGCGCTGTATTCGGGTGCGGTAGGTAAGTAGTTCCGTGACGCTTTACCGCTGGCTCGCCTTCGAGAAAATCGCGCACCTTTTTAACATCAGGCAACGCGATACTATAATTTTCGTGTTCGTAAATTTCTGGCATTGGTCAACCTCGGCGGTAATATGCGGATTCTATCACAAGCCGGCTTTACGAAAAGCCGCGTCTGTGGAGTCCAGTGCGCGGAGCTGATCGAGCGTTAATGGCGTCCCGCGCATATCGGTAAATTTATCGACGGATAGCCCGCCATCCAAAAATAATTTTGCTCGCTGCTTGCCCAGCGCTTCCTCGACGAACCAGCGCGGCTGATTGCGTAAAAATTCATTCGGCGTTGTATCTGCATCAATGGTTTTCGGCTTCGCGCCATTCGATGACCGCCTGCCAGTAAAA